GTATTTGGCACGGCGAAAGTCGTGTTAGTACCGAAAGACAGTAGGGGACCTCGTTTGATCTCATGTGAGCCACTGGAATACCAGTGGATTCAACAGGGTCAGCAGCGCAAGCTGTATGACATCCTGGAGAATCATAGATTCACCAAAGGCCAGGTTAACTTCCTGGACCAGAGTGTGAATCGACGTCTGGCTATGCGTGCATCGAAAGGTGCAGGCCTAGCTACGCTCGACATGAAGGACGCATCAGATAGGGTGTCGCTCGATCTCGTTTGCGAATTATTTGGGGGAACCGCATGGTTCTCTTATTTGTTCGCTTCGAGGTCGACGCACACCCGTCTTCCTGACGGACGGTTAGTGGAGATGGCGAAGTTTGCTCCTATGGGATCAGCAGTTTGCTTTCCCGTAGAGGCTCTTTGCTTCTATGCACTGGCCGTTAGTGCCCTCGTTGTACATCGTCAGATGAAGCCGCAAGTAGCTCGCGGCCGAGTCTGGGTGTACGGGGACGATATCATATGTTACGAGGAAGACTATCTCGTAATAATGGAGCAACTTGAGAAGTTTGGACTTGCGTTCAATCTCTCGAAGTGCTGCACTGAGGGATTCTTTAGATAATCCTGCGGGTGCGACGCTTATGCAGGCGTCGATGTCACACCTATCCGTTTACGGACAGTATGGAATCGTTCTGCACGCTGGGATCCAGGTCAACTGGCGTCATACGTCGAGTTAAGTAACTCCGCGTATGTGGCTGGTTATAAACGACTGGCCCTATATGTCCAATATTTGGTAGAAGGCCTATACGGCAATCTACCTTACGTTGGGCACTTTGTACCCCCCCCAAGGGGATTTGTGGAGCGCTCCCAAGAGCTTCACGAAAGGTACCAAGGCCGAGTAATCGGCTGGTTCAGATCGTTGAGTCCGATGGCCTACAACTTGTCCATGGGGTTTAATATGCGGTTCAACCGCGATACCCACATGGATGAGGTGTTTGGCTATGTCGTCAAGCCTGTCAACACGACAGGCGCTGACGGCTGGGGAGCTGTGCTCTGGAGCTTAAACTCTGGACCACGGGGACCAAAGCCTGGGATCCACACGCTTGCGCGGCGAAGTCGCCTGAAGCGCGGTTGGGGGCCCTTCTATAGAGAAGGGTGCTATCTAAAGCCCGG